TCATTAGAATGATCGGCGCCAGCACCAGCACCAGCACCAGCACCAGCACCAGCACCAGCACCAGCACCAGCACCAGCACCAGGACCCGGTGGTGTACCTACTGGTTCATATTGAATATCTGGAAGCTTTGTTGGCTGACTGGCACCAGCTAAAGGAACGGAAGCATCAGCGCCAGATAAAGGAACGGAAGCATCGCCATCATCTAATCCACAGCTACCCATACCACTACTATGAGGTCTTTGTACAACAACACCAGGCAGACAAGCAGGATTACAAGTTTTAATATTTACATCCTCGTTGATATAAAATGGTCCAGAATATGGTGGTGCATCTTTCTTTTTCATAAATGACCATATCATAAATGCTGCACAAGCAAAGGCAACTGCTCCTGCGGCTGTACTGCTTACATAAATATTCATTGTATTAATAATATTCAAACAAACAAGAAACATGAAAGGATCCAATTTGGTGTCAAAGAGCCCTTTGATAGACTCCATAATATCATAATCGCGATCTTTGCTAGTGGGATCGTCTCTATTTTTACTCCCAACTATTACGGGGGTTTGCATAAATGGTCTAACAAAACACATAATAAATATAACAAAATGAATAGGAATAATCATGATGAGACACATAAAAAACCATCCAGCGCATAAATTACATATTGTTCCAAAAAAACCTTGAAAGCTTTCTACAATTGGTATATTTCCCCATTTAGGTCCACCACAAGTGTCCACATTAAGATTTGGTTTTCCTTCTTCATCAAATGTATTATTTACATTCTCTTTGAAAAGCCAACTAATATTGATAATTCCGGCAAACATTGTGATTATCATACCAATTATGAAAGCGAGAGAAATATAAATCCTTAAAATTAATGGTCCCAAAACAATAATCAACGTTTCAAAAGGAGATATATTCATAAAGTTAAGTAAGCCACTCAACATAAGAAAATGCCAAGCAAATATTGTTTTTATTGTTTCTACACAAAACATTCTTATTCCACTAATATCATAGTCTTGCGAAGTTTTTCTTAAACCATCTATAATAAAATGAGACGTCGTCTCTGGTGTAAAAGGAAACATTATTTTTTTGCTGTAAGTAAGAGTCTTATTTTTTTGTTTATCAAATACGCGTATTTTGTCAATGTTTAGTATAGGCTCTTTTGTTTGAAAACCCGGTTCATTATTTTCATACGGAAGACACTCTACTGAAGTTGGCAAAAAACTAGTTTGTGCATACTTACAAGCCAATAATATTCGGCTTCCTATAACAAAAAGAATAAATAGTTGAAGCACAAAAGATAGAATACTTTTTAACATCTCTTTCCAATCTATGCTACCAAGTGAACTTTGTGCTTTTTTAGCCGCCACACTATCGCGAACATTATCAACTGTATCCATTTATTATTTAGTTATATACTTGTTATATTTAATTGATATAAAAAAATACTAACGAATAACCAGTTACCACATTATTATATAAATATATTCTAGACGTAATATAAGCAATAATTTACATGAAAAATAAAACAGTCGTGTTATATGCCTTAATTTTATTATCTTTTTTATTACTTGTTTTTATTTTTCAACGAGTTGATCAATTACAAGTAATAGAATGTCTTAGCGGAAGTGGAAATAGTGACTTGCCGCTTACTACTCCTACAGAATCTTGTCAAAATATATGTGGTCCAATGGCTCGTTGCTCACAAACTGGAGATCAATGTGTCCTAGATAGCGACTGTCCAATGTGTCCTCCTCCCATTCCAGAAAATTCAAATAGAGTTTCTGATCATGCAGAAATTTCTGCAGAATTTGCTGTAGGTGACAACGATTCTGGTAAATCTGTTGGAAGAATCCCGGTTAGATCTCACTTGACGGAAAGTTATCCACATGAAGCGACCATATTTTCTATGAAAAATCCTATACAAATGGGAAATCTTCTAGGTGTAAATACGTGGGCAAATAAATTTGAAAACGGTATGGGTTATTACAAACAACGTTATGAAGAACCAAGCGCTGTATACTATGCACCACGAACAACATTATCCGGCGAGTTTCCAGACGATGGACCATTTCCTGCGAATGCATAGTAGCAGGGAACCATAGGTTCCCCTGCGACCCCTCCTTAATCCCAACCAGAATGTTTTTTTTAAAACAGATTGACTTTGCAGTCAATCTGTTTTAAAAAAAAATATCCTTGGCACGAAGGAGGGGGTTTTGGGGGAACCTACCGGTTCCCCCTACATAAATATATTTTTAAAAATCTTGGTCTCTTTCCCAATGTAAGCTAAATAGTTTACCAATATAAACAAGTTGATAAAAATAGACAAATTATACATGAATTGCTTTTCAATGCGATGCGCTCTCACATTATCAATCTTGTTGTAGTTGGATTTTTTGTAGAGTGCCAACAATAATAAAATTAGCGCCAAACAAAATAAAAAGGCAGATTCATTATGCAGACTGTACTTTGTCTTTACTTTCTTGAGTGTCTCAATAATGAAAATATTCACGGCTACTAAAAAAGATATACTCAAAATACCGTCATTTATATCCTTCACCTTATCTTGTTCCGTTGTGAGAGATGTAACTCCTTCTGTTGTGCTCATAAAATATGTCAAGTATGCGTTTGATCCCACCAATAATATAAGTGGTTTGATAATATCTTGTTTGTTTGTAGACAAGTATAATATAATACTGCTAATAAAAATAGTTACACTTATTGAAATTAAAAAAGAACTTTCCACAAAGTCGTAATATTTGTTGGAATAATCCAACTCAATATCATTGACTACATAGCTTACACAGATAACTCCTTCAATTTTACTTTCATCTCCATTTTCACTTTTTTTTTCATAATCTAAAAATACAAATTTTTTTTTTACCGCGCGATGTGAAATATCATCCAGCCAATAATAATTCGCTGCATTAACTCCGCCAGATGATTTGCTTAGTTCATACATTTGATTTACCATATTAGGACTTAAACTAAACATAGAAAACAGAAAACTGTAATTTTTTTCCTTGATTATGTCTGAGTACGATAATCCAATAGACTCTGTATCTTTGCCCACGCGAAAAATAGAATCAGATGAAGCGAGATAATCTACAGTATTATTTGGCACTCGTTCAAATATATTTATTTCATAATTTCCGTCGCCATACTTAAGTATGCAGTTATCATTATTGTACTTTAACCAATCTGTATAGCTAATGCTTTTTAACAAGTTGACGCGATCTGTTATAGTCTCACCAAATAAAGTTATTAACTCGCTGGAATTTTTTTTGTTGTAGTCTATATCTTGATCCCTATTTGTAGGCAAACGCTTTTGCCAATCTGTCAAATAATTTTTTATGTAGTAGTATTGAAGTGCTAAAATAATAATATAACACAAAACGATCCATTTCATTGTTGCTTTGTATATATATTACAAAAATAAAAAAATGAAAATAACAGAGCCCCCGCATTAGGTCGCGTACATGAGTCCGCAATTGCCTCCAACAAATGTCAACATATTCACGCGCTCTTCAAAAAAATACAAATCAAAATTATAATCGTATATTCTCCAAGTAGGTTTGTTGATTCCTATAACTTGACCAGTTTGAGGGTCACATATAGTGAGTACTTGCGCAAGCGGGTCTAGTGGAGGAACAATCGTTGTAAACTCCAGCTCAATAAGGTTAAATTTACTCATATTGATCGCCCCAGAAGGCTGCGTTTCAAGGATTAATGATGCGCCGTTCATGCAAAAATTATAACAATAAAGACCTAAAGGCGCGGATCCATATGTTCTCGTATATTTTTCAATCAAACTATAAACTCCCTCCGGTTGAACATTCTCTCTATACTGTCCATCAAAAAGTAGTCCAGCGCTCACTAACACATGGTATGCATTTTGAGGAGAATATGCGCCCGTTATCATCCATCCCGTCAAAATACCATCTGGATTTACACCTGGTCCAATAGAAACAATTACTGGATTGTTACTTGTATCAATTCTTACGATATTATATGAACCGTCTGTAGGTCCTTGCGATATATCTTGTGGCAAATAGTTGTATGGCCAGTTGGTATAGTTGCTCCACTCATTTCTTAAATTGGCGTCACTTCTTCTAAAAAAAAATAAATAGTTTGTTACCATTCCTAGAGAGCCAAGTTCAACTTTATTGGGTCCAGTAACATTATAAAAAGCTTTTTCATATACTTGTTTAAACAAGTACTTTTGTTCATTCAATGCAAACAAACGGGATTCATCATTGGAGAGAAAACAATACGTGCAATTCAAGTTGATATCAGAGTTCCAAATAGTTCGTGTATCTAAATAAGACGAAGTATCTATAGAAATATCCGGAGGAGGTTGCAAAAAACGGTAAAATTGTTGATAAGCCAAATTGAAATTTGGCGCAATATAAGGATAGTTATTGAATGGATCAAAAACATCACGTATTCTAAACAATTGATTTATGGGTTTAAATGTCACTGTAATAGTGAGTTCATTATATTGCAATGCAATCAGCGGAAATGCGTTTTGCGTCTTGAATGTGAACCAAGAGTTTAGTGGTATATACAAGATTTTCCCACGAATAGAAGGCTCAGGTCCATTAGGATCCTCTGTGTAGTATGCGTTAGGATAAGAGTTAACGCGCGCTCCATAATTTGCCGGATCATTCAAGTCTGCTGTGTTACCCGTCATTTGACTTAATAAATAAAATTTGGTCCCATCAAAATCCCGCTGCGCTTGTGCAAGCATGTAAGCACCAGAATATTCTTGCAACTTTTGATTTCCGCAGTTTATAGTAATTTTATTAATCATTTGCAAGCCCAAGTTATCTATCCATTTGAATTCGTAAGGTGCCCATTGTTGTCCAGTATTGTCTGTTGGTGGGTAAATTGGACTCCAAATATTTGGAATTGCAACAGATAAATAACAGTCCATCAATAAATCTGCGTACCTAGGTATTTTGAATGTAAAAGTAGATTCTTCTGTAAGTCTTAATGTTTTGGCCCCTTCAAAATCTACGCGAAACTTTTGAAGACCAAAGTTCGTATATTTGGCATAGGTTGTTTTAAAAAAAGTTTTTGAAGGATTCCCATTTAGAATGATATTTTGTTGTCCGCTGGATACTAAATTTAATAGTCCACCAGCCATATGATGATTATTATATATATAACAGGTATATTTATGTTAAAAAAAAATATATATTTATAATAGTATACAAGTAAATATATGAATAGTCAAATTAGCAATCAAATTGCTGGAAAGAGTACCTCTTCCACATTGAATGCTGTCAAACATTTTTTATCAAACCCGTATAAAATGATAGCCAATATGAATGAAAATTTTGCCGCCATTATTGTTTATTTTATTGTTTTAATTCTTTTCATATTGATGGCAATTAATTTATACTTTGATATGAACTTAGAATCTAGTACATGTAGTTACATGGATAACATGTACTCCAAAATTGACGGAAAATTAAGACCTATTAATACAAATAAAAGTGACGAAACGTTGAGTTACAACTTGAGGGACTATTATATAAAAACAGCTTATAACTGTTGCAGCGGTGGTAATTACAAAAATAGTGTAGTAAGTACTTGCAACTTAATTGATGTAATTAAACAAGGAGTACGTGGGTTTGATTTTGAAATATATTCATTGAATAACTCCCCTATTGTTGCAGTTTCAACAGACCCTAGTTATTATGTGAAAGAAACATACAATTATGTAGATTTTTCAAGCGTCATGAGTATTATACAAAGTTATGCATACTCTGCAAGCAACTGCCCAAATCCTTATGATCCTATTATAATGCACCTAAGAATAAAAAGTACAAATAACGACATGTATACAGCTCTTGCAAAAATACTAGAAACATATGACAACGTATTATTAGATTCTTCGTTTAGTTATGAATATACGGCTGGGAACAGCGTTTCCAATAATATGGGTGCAGTTTCCTTGATGCAGCTTGTTGGAAAAATAGTGGTTGTTGTTGAAAAAAATGATACTACTTTTATGAATAATGGAGATTTTTATGAGTACGTAAATATGACAAGCAATAATGTTTTTATGCGTTCTTTAAGATATAAAGATGTTCAATATTCACCAGACACTGGCGAATTGACAAATTTCAATAAACAGTTCATGACGATTGTAAAACCGGACGTTGGTTCAAATCCCAATAATCCAAGTGGAATATTGACAAGAGCGCTAGGTTGTCAAATGACCGCGATGCGTTATCAAAACTCTGACGCATTTTTACAAGAAGACACCGCTTTTTTTGATGCATGTGGCTACGCGTTCTGTTTGAAACCAGAAAATCTTCGTTATATTCCAGTTACCGTTTCAACGCCGCCAGCAGCAAATCCAGCTTTGTCTTATGCTCCTCAACAATTGACAAAACCTTATTTAACTGCTACTTTTTAGCTGTAGGGAACCAGGACTGCTTGGCATACCTACGACCCCTCCTAGTGATTGAAAGTGTTACCTTTATTAATCTCATTCATAAAATAATGAGATTAAAAATATATATTATATCTGGACGACAGGAGGGGTCGTAGGTATGCCAAGCAATCCTGGTTCCCTACTAATTTCTCGTGATAATATAATGACAACAAATAAAAAAACAGTAAAAAATAAAAAAGCAAATAAAATAAATACAAAAAGTCTTTGTAAGAAAAATGCCAGTTTCAAAGACTGTGAACTTGCTATTCTAAGAAGTGCGGTGGATTTAGCGAGTACACAAAGTGGAAAAAAAATGGTAAACAGTCCAGAAGTACAAGATATGTTGACAACTGTAGAAGACTTTCTCAAAAGAAAAAATTTAGTTTGTTATGGAGGCATTGCCATCAACGCCCTGCTCCCAGAAAATCAAAAAATTTACAATAAAGACGTGGAACTAAGTGATTACGATTTTTTTAGCCCAGAGCCGCTTGAAGACGCCAAAGAGTTGGCAGAGGTATACCACAAAAAAGGATATACCGAAGTAGAGGCCAAGTCTGGTGCACATCACGGTACCTATAAGGTATTTGTCAATTTTATAGGAGTCGCAGATATTACTAGCATACCATTAGAACTGTTTAATGTATTGAAAAAAGAAGCAATTAGGGTAAATGGAATACTGTATTGTCCACCCAACTATTTGCGCATGGCAATGTATTTGGAGTTGTCAAGACCTGCGGGAGATGTTAGTCGTTGGGAAAAAGTCATGAAACGACTTTCTCTCATTAACGAACACTATCCGCTCAATCCAAAGCAATGCAAGACGATTGACTTTCAAAGAGAAATGACAAATCATACAAAAGAAAGTGAAATATACGAGACTGTGAGAGATGTATTCATACATCAAGGTTGCGTATTTTTTGGTGGATACGCAATTAGCATGTATGCAGAGTACATGCCTTCTAATGTGCGAATCAAGTTGAAAAAAATTCCAGATTTTGATGTTCTCTCTGAAGATCCCACAACAACCATTGATATATTGAAACAACGATTAAGTCAACTTGGAACAAAAGACCTTCACGTCAATGTCATTAAACACGATCAAATTGGTGAAATTATTCCAGAACACTACGAAGTAAAAGTAAACAAAGATACTGTTGCATTTATTTACGCGCCTATTGCGTGTCATAGCTATAACGAGGTTTCAAATAAACACGGCCAACATATAAGAATCGCAACAATTGACACCATGTTGAGTTTTTATTTAGCGTTTTTGTACATAAACAAACCATATTATGATCCAGATCGTATTATTTGCATGTCCAAATTTTTATTTGATGTACAACAGAAAAATCGCTTGGAACAAAAGGGAGTTTTAAAAAGATTTAGTATTAATTGTTATGGTCACCAACCATCATTGGAAGAAATGCGTGCAGAAAAAAATGAAAAATTCAAGGAATTGTCCAAAAGTCGCGATTCCAGAGAGTTTCAAGAGTGGTTCTTGAACTATCGTCCTGGTCAAAGCGGTGCTACATCTAAAAAGACTGTTGTTCAACATCAACCAAAACCAATAAAACAAAACAAAACAAGAAAATATAGGGGTTTTCGTTTTCCCGCGAAAAATAAATCTTTCAAAAGAAGACAAATTGACTGGCGTAAATTTATGGGGAAATAGAATAAACATATTTTGCGAAAAAAATACACTTAAAAACTAAAAGACTACTTTAATATATGTTTGTCGCGTTAAGTTTTGTGGGAACCCTGCCTGCATATATAGTTGAATGTATTCATCAAGTGAGAATTTATTTTGATGGAGATATTTATCTTATGATTGACGACTTGAATTCTATTCATCTTGAAAAACTAAAAGACTACAATGTAAAGATTGAAGATGCCAATACTCTTCAGTCAAATGAATTCAATGATGTTGCAAACAGCGTTTACCACAAGTTTTATATTTGCGAAAATATGCAAGGAAGAGAGAAATTATTCATACTTTCACTCCAGCGATTTTACTTATTGGATAATTTCATGAACAATCACGATTTAACTGATGGTCTTTTTATTGAATTGGATAATTTGATATATGATGATCCGCGAAACTGGCTGCCAGAGTTTTCAAAGAGTGAGTTGTGTTTTATGTATCACAACCACACTGCATGCTCTTCTGGAATAATGTACATAAAAAATAAACATAGTTTAAAAGGATTTATTGAATATATTTTATACTATATTCAAAACTCCAATGATTTTTTGAGTGAAATGGCTGCTCTTTATGAATATTATAAATTATGTGAACATAAAGAAAACGAAGTGCAAATATTACCAACGTATTGGAATAGTGATAATACGCATGATATACCAGCTCTTACTCACGTAAACTATGAAAAATATAAAGATACTATATTTGATACAGCCAGTATTGGAATTTATTTACTTGGAATGGACCCATATCATACAAATGGTGAAATTCTACTAGGACAAACAAGAAAAGAATGGTACTTTTTAGATTTTACAGATCATAAGTTTGAATGGAAAACAGATGATTTGGGAAGAAAAAAACCGTACGTTTGGAATGGAGACAAATGGATCCTTATTAACAACTTGCACGTCCACTCAAAACACCTTCAAAATGGACTATCGTTACCCTTAGA